TTCTTATACTTTATTATAAATTTACGAATTAAAAAAAATTATATATCTTTTTGTAAATATCTCTTTTTCTATTTGATATAGTCGCGGTGCTATAACCTGTTGTTTCTGACATTTCTTTAATCGTTTTGCCTTTTAAACACATATCTAATATTGTTTTTTCTTTTTTGCTTTCTTTTAATAAGTTTCCTTTAGTAATATAATCGTATGTTTCTTTAGACATATCATAATAAAAATGTTCTTTTTTCATAATTTACCTCCTAATTTTCGTATATTATATGATAACAATTAAAATTAATCAATAAAAAAAGCACTACTTAGTGCCTTTTATATCTCCTACTTCATTTTCTAATATAGAAATTGTTTTTTCTGCTTTATACATTCTGTCAATTAAGTTGTTATGTTCGTGGACCTTTTTATCTAACTCCTCAATTCTATATAATACCAAGTCATTATTCTTTTTATTACTTGATACTGTTGCAATAATAGATGGTATTGCTACGCATAAACCACTAACTATTGCTACCCATATTTGTTGCATAAAAACCCTCCCTTTTCTTTTACATTATCATTATATCACTAAATAGAAAAAAAGACAAATCTGTCTTTTTATCTTCCATATACATTTTCTAATAACTTAATTAGGTCATTATATGCACTTCTTTTAGATACATATCTTACTTTTCCTCTTACTTTATCTTCAAATTCTGTTTTAATTCTTAGTTCATATAATTTACTTATTATTTCGTCTATTAATTCCTTGTTGTATGTCGGCATGTCTATCATCTCGCCATAACCTTAACTTTCTATTTAATTTAATTTTAAAATATGTTTTTTTATCTAAAATATTACCACATAAATGACATACACCTGAACTTTGAACATAGCCTTTTAAATTAGAATAACCACATACATCACACTTGATATTATCTAATTCTTTTTGCTCTTTTTTCATATTATTTCTCCTTATAATTTAATACGTATTCTAGTTGTTTCTTCGTCATATGAAAAAACCTATTCACATACATTGTTAACGTATATTGTCTTCCGTGTTCTTTTAGCATCTTTTTTAATTCTTTGTTATTAATTATCATTATTACCTCCATATCATAATGACATTTAACCAACCTTATTATTGCTCTATAATTATTTTTTTATTTTTAATAGATATTTTTATTTCTTTTTCACTATCTATTTCAGCATCTATTAATTGGTTTTTAGTAATAGTGATATGATAACAATTAATTTTCTTTTCCCCATTTTTTGTATAATAATATTGCTTGTTTAATCTTGCCATATTTATCCCCTTTACATATTCTTAATTACTGACATTACTCTATTTAATGTCTCTATTTTCGACTCAATATCGGCTATTTCGTTTCTTAGTGCTTCTATTCTTTTAAAATTACTTGCTATTTCTTGCTCGCATGTTTCTAATACTTTAGACTTAGAAATATAATCTTCTTGAGTGGGCTTTTCTTCTTTTGGTATATTGTTTTCTAGATAATCTTTTACTAATTGAATTATTCTATAACTAGGCTTGTATTTCTTGCAAGTTAATGTTGATACTGTACTATTATGTACTCCAATTGCATCTGCTATTTGAACGTTAGTTATATTGTTTTCTTTCATTATCTTTTTAAAGTTTGTTCTTTCATAATACTTATCTAGTTTAGGATTTGCTTTTCTGCTTTCATTATTAATTTTATATGTCGCTTTAGGTTTACTTTCGCTTTTAGGTATTTGTATATTCGTTTCATCATTAAAGAAATTATATAATCTTTTCTTAAATTCGTTTCCTACAGGATTTCTATCTTCTAGATAATTATAAATTGTACCTACGCTTTTATAACCTAATAAAGCAACTAATTCTTCGTAGTTTTTAATATTAAACTCGTGCATTTTATTAACTAATTCCCATCTTCCTGTACTATCTTTTTTATGCATTTGTTCCCAAAATTCATTAGCCCTAATAGTATTTTCTACTCCTAATATTTCATTTTCTTTTCCTTTGTTAATTATTTCATTAAACTTATTAATCAAGTTAATTGGCATTTTAACACTTCCTTTCTCAATTGCATGATAGAAATTATAATCTAACCCTAACATGTTTGCCATATCACTTCTTTTAATATCGCTATTTAATCTTTTCTTTAAATAATAATTCATTATTTACCTCCTTTTAATTTTAATTGTAATTCTTGCATTTCTTTTAAACAATTACTTGCTTTTTCAAATTGTTTATTCTTAGAATACATATCAACTAAATACCCTAAGTCAATAATATCTTGTTTTATTATTTCTTTTTCTTTCCTTTTCATAGCATTTTAACCTAATATTATAGTATCGTCTTTACTAGCAATACTTTCATCAATGTAGTCTTCTGCTAGCGCTTGTTCTATCGTGCTAAATTCATACCATAAGTAGTGATAACTGTTGCCTTCATCATCTTGACTTATCATTATAACTTTATCACCATTACCTAACTTAATTTGGTTTTCACATAGTTGTTTCAATACCTTAACTGTAATTGGTTTCATAATTTACTCCTTTCTTATATATATATTAATATAAATAAATATAAAAATCAAGAAATTTTTAACAAAAAAAGAGCCAATTTTGGCTCATGTGTGGAAAATCACGGACTAAGAAACTACTTAGTACAATTTAATTATAGCATATTAATCTTCTTTTTGCAACTCTTTGTAAAATTCTTTATAACTTTTTATTGCTTTTTTAGTTGCGTATTTTGTTAATTTATATTTTAATTCTTTATAGTCGTAATAATACCATTTTTCATTATACATAAAATACGGTTCTAATAGCATCATTCTTCCCACGCTCCTATTTCAATTAAGAACTTCATTAGTTCATCACTTAGTTCGTTACTTTTACCTAGTTGGGCTCTTGCGAATGTTTCAGCAAACATTTCTTTATAATTACTTTTGCCATATCTACTTACATACTTATCTATTATTTCTCTTTGAGTTAATCCTGTTTTTTCTTGTAACCTTCTTATTGGCTCATATATTAAATCTCTTTTGATGTCGTCATATCTTTCTACAGGTATTTCAGTAATTTCTTTATTCAAAAATGATGAATAGTATGTATTGCCATATTTTTTAGCAAAATAGTCGTGTGCTTTATTGTTTATTTGGAAAAATGCTTTACTACTTGTTTCGTCTTGTAATCTGTGCCCAAATTCGTGAGTTATTACTTCTTTAGTTTTATTTTTACTTAGTGCATCTGACCACCAATTGCTATCTATATTTTTTTTAGTTAATTCTTTAAAACTTTTATAACTTTTATAATATGTGTTATTTAATGTTATATCATTCATACTTGTATTTGCAACCCCACTTGTATGATTTTCCAATTTCAGCCTTGCTCTATTCCATTTTAAATCAAACATTACATAAGGTGACTTAGTTGTATTTTTATAAATAACCTCAGTTGCTTCACTTACTAATCTAAAATCGCTATTTTTTATTTCATCTCCAGTTATTTCAGTATTTACTCTTTCTAATAATTTATTACAACTTTCTATACTATCTAACTTAATCGTTTCATCTTTATAGCCTTGTTTTCTTCTTTCTAATAATCTGTCATATCTTTCTTTTTCAAACGGTCTTAAATGCTCTTCTTTTTTATAATGCTCTATGAAGTAATCATCTAATTTTTTGCTCTCTTTAGCACTTACAAATACTTCATTGCCTTTATAAGTAGGTGTTTTAAGTTGTTCTTTTACTTTAACTTTATGATAACCACTTACACTTGCTCTTTGTATTTGACTTTTTAGTCCACTTACATTGTTTAATTCATTATATTTTTTAGTTAGTGCATTTATTTTAGATTGTGCTTTATTTAGTAATACATCATCGTCAGTTGCTCTTGCTGATATTTGCAAGTCTTTCGCTTTTCTTATTTCTGTTTCTAGTTTCCTTTGCAATTGTTGTCCTTCGTACATTGTATAATGCTTGTTATCAAAATCAAAGCCTTTATCATTTCTTTCTATTATCTTTTGCAATTCTTCATTACTATGTAATGGTTTATTTACTCCTAATACTATACTAAATATATAGTGATAACAGTTATACTGTCCTATTGAACGCCTATCGTGCCCTTTAAATTCTGCTGGAAATTGTACATTATCATAACTAACTGCGTCTTGGTCGTTTTGAAACTTTTCAAACTCTTTATTACTAAATTGTTTACCTTGTACATATTGGTGGTCGGGTGCTGGGTTTTCATGCACTGATATCTCAACACCGTCGGCATCAAATTCTTCACCAAATTGCAACTGCAATTGATTATTCATATCTCTAAGCCCACCTTGCATAGCTATTCTTACTGCACTTTCTAACCTTACTGACCTACCGCTTTCATAATCAACCGTTCTTATTCCACTATCTACTAACTCACGTATTACATGCCTCATAGCACTATCAAACGTTTCTTTACCTTGCCCTGCGTTTATTATCGCATTGTCTAACGCGTTTTGATAGGTATTAGACAGCGAATTATATACTACTTTACCATTTTTATTATGAGTAATAAAAGCTGTTGTATTACTTAAATTAATATAGTTATCAGCTGTTATCTTTGCTATGGCTTTTACTTGCTGTTGCAAAGGTATGTTTTCTTCCCATGGAATATATTTTTTATTTCTGTATTTATAAAACTGTTTAGCAAACAAATAGTTTTCTTTTGCAACTGCTTCAAATATCTTATAGATATCTTTTACATTTAATTTTGTTATTTCAGCTAGTCTTTTAACTATTTTGTCATAGTCACCACCATAACGCATTATTTGTACTAACTCTTGTGCTTTACTAGGAGTAAGAGTACCAATTTTCTTGATACTCTTTCCTATTTCTTCTAGTACGTATGTATTACCTTGCTCTATTCTACGTACTAATCTTGCTATTACTTTTTCTATTACTTCATCGCTAAGCATAAGGACACCTCCTAGTATGCTTCATATTCTGCTACTGTCTTGACATTTGTTAATCTAGAAAAATTCGTATTTACCCAAGTTTTTTGCGTATCATCTTTTACTATTATTTCGCAATTATCTGGTACTCCATCATTTGAACTTGTACCGAACATTGCACTCGTATTACCACATTTACTAAATACTAAACATCGTAAATCAATATGTGTTAAAGAAGTACAGTTTGAAAACATATTGCGACTTTGGCTTAGATTACGATTGGAATTGTCAATCCAACTCAAGTCAATGCTAGTCAAATTACTGCAATTTGAAAACATATATGATAAATAACCTCCACCTCCAGATTGAGGAAGACTACAATTAATAAATGACACTTGTGTTAGTTTATTACAACCAGAAAATAGAGAACTAAAAGAAGCACACTCCATCCCAGTTATTGTTGCACTCAATAACTCTGTACAATTTTCAAAGGCAGATGTTGCTTCTAAAACGGGGTGTTTTTCTCCGCAATTTATTGAAATATTAGATATTTTTGACATTTGAAACGCACTATTTAATCTTTCAATTGATGAAAATTCCAAATCGCCAAACCCTATAATGTTTGTTAAAAGTGGGCAATTATAGAACGCCATTTGTAATGTTGTTACTTTTGATACATCTAAACCAGTCATATCTATTGTCGCTAATTTTATAGAACTACTAAACATATTATACATATTTGTTACGTTTGATGTGTTAAATGTTGAGATGTCAAGCGAAGGCAACTCCTTGCAATTATAAAACATACTGTTCATAGTGGTTATATTTGAAGTATCTAGACCTTCAATTTCATCTTCTAATGAAGAACCAGGAAAGTTATAAAACGAAACATAACTAGGTGCATACTCACCGCCACTTGGTATGTTTTCTATTGCTGTATCAAAATTACTTGCTTGTATTGGTAAACTTTCTCCTGTTTTTGTTCTTATTGCATCTGCCACATCGGTTAAGAAGTTGCCTAAAGTATCCGTTCTTGCCATATTAATAACTTCCTCCTAACGTTGTTGTTATTGCACTTGTTATTGCATCGTCTACGTATTTTTTATTTACTAATTGATTATTGCTACTTGGTACTACTGAAGATGTAGGTAATATTGAAAAACTATTGCTTGATGTCCAACTATTTGAGCCATTTGTACTTGCTGGTACTACTTGTAACCTATACCATTGACCAAATGTTGCTGTGAATACATTATTTGTCCATGTGCCTGTTACTTCTATTCTATGTGTCCAATAATCTGGGTCTCCATTGTTTTTGCCTTGCATTCCAACAAATTTATATGTTACCGTTCCAGAAGAAGTGCTATCTATTATTGGCGTGTTAGTTAATAATATCTTGAAGCCACTCGCAAAGAATAAGTTAATCAAGAATGCACTATTTGGTTTACTTGCACCATCTGTTATTATTTGTGATATTGCTTCTTTGTCTGTGGTATTGAATGACGAATATTCGCTTGTCGTCATATTAAAATTATAAATTGGAAATGCATTGCTTGAGCCTCCACCTGTTGCACTTATTACGTTATTCTCTATTGTTATGTTTTCCCCTGCGGTATATTGAACATAGCCATCTCTACCATTTGTTCCGTCTCTACCATTTGTTCCATTTATTCCATCACTGACAGTTGCAGTTGTTGTTCCGTTTTTATCAGTTATTGTTATTGTTGCTGTACTGCCACTTTTAGATACACTTGCTGTTGGGCTTATTCCGTCTACTCCGTCACGTCCATTAGTACCATCAACACCATCACGTCCATCAACGCCGTCTTTTCCGTCTTTTCCATTAATTCCATCTAGCACTTGTACTTCTTTTGTATTGCCACTTTTATCGGTAATGGTTATTGTTGTCGTTGTTCCTACTTTATTTGCATCTATGTCTAAGTTATCTACTTGTGCTATGGCTGTGTCCATTGCTTCTATTTTATCATTTACTTCACTTAAGCCTTCTTGTAATGCTTGTTCGTATTGTTCCATTTCACTTGGTGTTATTGGTTGACTATTCTGTGCTGTCTTTAATGAACCTAAGTCTGTCTTAAAATATACAGGCGTAGGGTTGTATCTTTTTATTTCTGTATCATTATCTACTAAGTAAGCAACTACACCTAATTCAATAGTTGCTGGTTTAACTAACACTTCTTGTGGAAATTCACATTGATTATTAGTTATTACTTGTTTATATGTCTTATCACCTAATGTAAAGTACGCTTCTTTTACATATTCGTTAGTTATTTCATTATCAAATTCAAATTCACATTTACTTATATCTATTTCTTTTTCGTTTACTGCTTCTTCTTGTATTAATTCTATCTTATGCGGATTAACTATTAACTTCATTATTCTTCGTCCCCTTTCTCTTCGCCTGTCGTTTCTTTAGTACCTAATAATTCATCTATGTCTTTTGTTTCTTCTGCAATCTCTTCTATTTTTTTCTTAGCAATATCCTCGGTTTCACCAAATATTTTTTCTCTGTATTCCACTTTACCTAACAGTCCTGCACTTACTTCACGCATTGCTCTATTGCTTTCAGCTTCTTTATCTTCTATAATACTATCATCAAATTGTATTACCATATTTTCGGTATTAATGTTATATTGACCAAATTTACTTGAAGCATAACATATTGCATCTACTAAGTCATAAATAGAACTTTCATAGCCTATTTCTAACTTTTTCTTACGTCTAAATAGTTTGCTATTACTTGATACCACTGCTGTTGCTGTACTTAAATTAGTTCCATCAAAATGATAATGATTTTCACCAAAACCTACTTTATTGCCTAATATGTTTAATGCAGTATTTAACGTACTTATTTGTTTATCTGTTCTTAAATCATCTGTTTCACTTTGTATTAAGTCGTCTTTAGTAGCACCTTTAGGTAATTGATATATTGATGTATCAGACGGGTCAAATACTAATTTTTGAGTACCGTCATCATAACTAAACATTTCCGCTCTAGCAAACGTCCTTCTTTTACCGTCTCTTATTTCTATTTGTAAAGCATCAAAGCAAATATCTACTGCTTTCATATTATCAATGGCGTTTGCATAGTGTGGTATTCCAAACGGACTATTACTAAATAAATTATTTGTTAATAATGGCTTAAATATACTAAACCATTTTTTATCACTTTTAGTATCAAAATCTTTTATTGTATTATCATTTTCATCTACTATTTCAGTTAACAAGTTATTTGTTTCTTTAAATAAATGATTGTATATGTGATAATTACCGTTATCTGCTTTTTTGTGTACTGATAAGATAACGTACTTTTCACCTTTTACGTATTCAACACTACCAAAAGCACATTCTGTTATTTCTTTGTTGCTCCAACTTAGTGGGTATATCCAGTCAATATCTACTAAGTCAACTCTAACTTTAGCGTCAGACACATCTAAACTCATTGCATCTTCGTTTGCTATAATATCATATACACTAACTACTGTTGCAATTGTTCCTAATGCACCTGATTTTTCTATTGATTGGTTTATTACCGAATATAAATCTAAATCATTAATTAATTCATCAAATTGTTCTTGTGATTTATCGTCTTTCATTGATATTTCACATTTTTCACTCCATAATATGTCTGACCAGTCTTCACTTATTTCTTTAGCCATATTCATTGTAAAACGTTTTTGTTTTATTTTTCTATTACCATTATAGATAAAATAGTTATGAAATGATTTTACATTACCTTGATACCAACTTTTCCATTGTTCAATATATTCTTTTAAATCATTCTTTACTGTTGGGTTGTAATTATAATTTCTTTGTAAAAAATCTTCTAATTTCATTGTATCACTCCTTTAATTCTTTGACTTTAATATTTTTTCATTCCAAATTTGATATTGCTTTGGGTCACTATCTTCTTCGTCTGTCCAATGAACACCGTCATAACCTTGTTTAGACAATTCTTGTTTTGCTACAATTTGTGTTGCATACAGTCCCATATCAGTATAGTTATATGTATCAAACTCTTTATCATAATATCCGAAACCTTTTAACTCAATATCTTTAAACAGCCCTCTTAAAGTGTTTGCCCCTTTATCATTTTCAATTAGATAAAACTGACTTTTAATATCTTTTAAAGCATCACACTTAACATCAAGCAAGTTATTCTTATGAACATAGTCCCAACTGCTTTTCTCATTTTCATATATTTTAGCATTTAAAGAAAATCCTTTTACATCTAATTTTTCTCCGTACGTTTCTAATACTAACTCTTTATCATCATCGTAAAAAGCACCTGTTTTGTCAAAATCTTTTGATTTTAATTCTTCATTGTAGGCTCTGTATATCTCTTGATTAGGGTCTATTTTCATTAACTTGTCTTGTGCCTTTTTTCTTATCTTATCATTCATATATTCATTAGTTGTTTGTTCTTCATCTACTTTTATTGGTATTATTCTACCATTTTTATATCTAAATATTACTGCCATTAGTAACCTCCTTTTATATTCATCATCAATTTATCATAGAATGGAAACATACTATATTCACTAGCATCTAAGTCATCTATTGGAGTAGTTCCATCATCTAGTCTTGTATCCGGTTTTTTATCATCCCATACTGCTTGTTGGTATGCTTCAATTAGATACTTACATTTCTTTAATATAAACCTTCTACCTTGTGCAAATAGCATTTCATCCATGTATATTCTATCTATTATTTGCCCTTTAATACAGTCGTTTACATATAATGGTACTCCTTCTTGCTGTAATCTTTTGTTTAAGCCATAAGTTAATACTTGACCTAAAGCACCATAATCGCCAAACGCGTGTGTTACTTTACCATATTCCTTAACAATCTCTTTATAAAATTTTATAAACTCTTCATAAATTGCTTCAGGTGTATATAAACCGGCTAACTTTTTTTCGCCAATAGTCCACGCTTCTTTAAACATCTGAGTAATACCCGTTGCTTTAAATTCAGTTTCGCCTTTTGTTGCACCATAGTCTATCCCTATTGATATGATTAAGAAATTTATCTTTTCACCATACTCGTTTACCGCTTTGTCTTTTACAAATAATTCGGTATTGTTAGCAAATTGTTTATATATAAGGCCTTCTGCTAATACCCATAAACCTAGTATAAACCTATCATAAAATACTCCACCCATACTTTGATATTCTCTTTTTAAATTATCAAAATATTCTTCGTTTTGCTTTTTTAGTATTTCGTTGTCGTCTAACGTAAAATTCCAAACTTGTTTTTCTATATTTTCGTTTTCTATTATATCAACTTTAACCCAATGATTAGGTGCGTCTGGGTTAGTTGTTGCATATAACTTAGCATTTTTAACACTTAGTCTTGACAATAACATTCTATAAAAATCTTCCGGTATTTGTGTTAACTCATCTACATAAGCACCTGCTAATGTCATACCACGTATTTTACTTTCTGCTCTGTCATCGTTAGCACCTTCTAGCCATACTGTTCTTCCAAATAATTTACCTTGCTTTTGACTTAATGTATAACTAAAATTATCTACACCTACTAAGTCTTGTAATAACCCTAAACAGTTTCTTTTTAACGACGTTAATGTTTTACCTGTCATTAAAAATTCACAATTTTCAGGCATTAGCCCAACAAATAAAGCCCATTTAATTAGCGATACGTACGTTTTTCCGCTTCTTACTGACCCCGTTAATAAATTTATACGTTTGTCTTGATTACGCATAAAATCTAATTGTTTTGGGTTTAGTAAGTCGTTAATGTTCTTTGGCATTCCTTAAAGCCTCTGTTAATTCATCTAGTATACCATTATTTGTTATTTGATTTTCAACTACATCTTTTTGTCCTAAGTATTGTTTACCTAAAAATATAGCCATAGCAAAACTTTTTTCAGCTAATTTCCACTGCATTCTTCTTAAAGACATTTTGCCTGTCTCCTTGCCTTCTTTAAATATACGACAAAATTCTTCATCTCTTTGTAATGTCCTTTCGTCACAGCCTAAAAACGAAGCAATTTCTCTTTCAGTACACATAATACTAGCAAGTTTTCTTACAGTTTCATAATCTATTTGAAATTTTGGTCTTCCTGCCATTATACCACCTTCCTAATACCTCTTTAAACCGTATTTATTTGCGTTTTAACGCATCTTATTTGCTTTTTAATATATTTATATTACTAAAGTAATTTGCCTACGCTTTATTACTTTATTTTATATTTTCTGCTTTTTTAACTTTTTTACTTACTATATTAGTTACAGGAAATAATATTGCTTCTAAACAAACTTGAATAAAAGGACAATTTGCTACCATTATTAATTTAGTTTGTAATGGTAAGAAAGAAAGTCCTATAAATGTAAATATAAAGCCATCAACATACTTGCCTGCTAATGAACTACCTATACTTCTCCAAAAAAAGCCTTTTCCTGTCTTTGATTTGTTTTTCATTAATTGGAATACTTTATCATTAGCCCAGTCACCTATCCAGAATGCTAGTAGGCTTGCTAATAGTATTTTAGGTGTATTTCCTAATATTGCAACTAAAGCATCTTGATTTACCCAACTAGCATTTCCTTTTAATGCAATTGTTAAAGCAAATATAATACTACAAAAAGCAGTACCTATAAAAGCCCAAGTTGCTGTCTTTCTACTCCATTTGTATCCATATACTTCGCTAAAAACATCGCTAAGTACATATGTTATTGGAAATACTAACATTGAAGCAGTATTTGCTAGTGCAGGTATTCCAAATAAATCTATTGATTTAACTACTATTATGTTAGATAAAACCAAGCATAATATTAATAGTAATGTTAACGTCATTTGTAATGCGCTTATTTTTTCATCACTTTTAAATATCCCTAATACAGTTTCTTTTAATTCTTTAATCATTATATCTCTCCTTTGGTATTATTTATAGTGGTATAAACTGCGTTCCACTCATATATATTAAAACAATCGTAGGCTATTGCTTTAACCTTAGTCTTGGCACTCTTTACGCCATTTTTTGTGATAATGTTTTTGCATATCCATTGCCAAAATATAATTATGTAAACATTGATACTCTTTATCTAGTCCTTTAACCTTAGGTAACTTTCTTTCATTTAAGTCCTTGCCATAAACTACTTTCATCTTCCAACTAGCACTGTCTGTAAAATCAAACGGTACTTTATCTAATACTTTTTTTCTTGTCATACCTAAGCAATGTACTTTACAGTTATATTTTTTTGCTACTTTTAAAAACATCAGAAACTGTTCATCTTTTATATCTGTCCCTTTGAAACCACCTATCGCTATAACTTTGTCATGATATTTTTGACACATTTTTTCATAATCTTCTATACCTCGTAATGGATGCCATACCGGTATTATTTTATCCGATACTTTTTCTAGTATCTTTCTTAACTCTAACACCTTATCATAACCTATTATGTTTTCAATATCCATTTCAAAGTAACCTAATACGTTTGGTCTGTCAAATTCTTTAATGAATTCAGCATATTTTCTAGTATATTCTACCCAATCAACCTTTTTACCAAATTGAAAACTATGGGCTCCACTATCTATTAAAATTAGTTCGCTGTTATCTCTTATCATATCTGCAAGTTCTAATTGCTTTTGATTTTTTTGTATATAATAGTAAGATATTAAGTTATATTTCATTTTTATCTTCTTATCTGCCATATACTTAACTATAAACGGCGAACCTTCCATTGCACTTAAAAATATTTTCATTCTACTTTAACAAATCTTATTTTTTCGTCAACGCCACCACATAAAGGACATCTTAATTTATCACTTTCGGGTTTTTCATAGTTTTCTTTATTTATTTCTTCAACATTGTCCCAATCAATTTGAATATCAGTAAAGCCAAAATCTTCCATGTTTATATCTAATATGTCGTCTAATTCTTGGTCTAATAATTCAAAATTCCAGTTTGACCTTTCACTTACTTTGTTATCTGCTAACCTATACGCTTTTACTTGCTCTTCGGTCAAGTCGCTTGCCACTATTGTTGGTACTTCTTTTAAACCTAATTTTTCGCTTGCTTTATACCTAGTGTGTCCTGCAACTATAACATCGTTTTTGTCAACAACAATTGGCACTTTAAACCCAAATTCTTTTATACTATTTGCTACAAAGTCTACCGCTTCATCGTTGTATCTTGGGTTTTTTTCGTATGGTTTTAAGTCTTTTAATTTTTTATATACTATTTCCATATATTCCTCCTACCTAGTATTATAACATATTTTTAAAATTAAGACAAAATCTTTATTTATTGTTATATTTTTTATATAAATCATATAACCTAAGTTCATGCTCTATTTCTGCATTATTAAGATACTCCCATATTATATTTTTACTACTTTCATCAATAAATACGTTAGCATATACATACCATTTATAAAACAACTTAGCATCATTATCTAAATTATTATAAAAAAACTTTAATATTTTTCTATTTCTATAAAAATCGGGTATAGTAACAAAACATAATTCTTTATCAATAAATCTACAAAATTCAAAGTCAGGTTGTGTCATTTTTTTTCACCTTTAAATTTTATGCTCTTTAATATTTCGTCTTTATGTTCTGATAAAAACAAAGAAAAAAAGCATAATATCCCTATTATACTTACTACACCAATAACCATTATAATGAATAATACTTGCTTCATAGTTCCCCTCCATAATTACATTATACCATAAAAAAAGAAAAAAACAAGAGGCGCTTTCTCAAGTTCTTTTCGACTTTAAAAAGGGGTAAATTAATTGTAGCTTATCACTACATTTTTTATTATATCACGTTTTAACTGTTATTGTCAATTTCTTTAACTAATCTTTTGTATTTTGTCTTATCTAATACTTTATACTCACATTTATAACTAATTACCCAAGGTTGTTTTAGTATATCTTCTGCTTCTTCTAATTCTTTTACTATTAAGCATATTGTATTGTACTTTGTTTCTATCGTTAAGAAATACATTTATTCTTCACTTCCATTTTTTATTTCTTTCATTTTGTCTAACAAATAACCAATGGGTATTCCTAGTCTAGTATCTTTTTGAACAAACTTTTCCCATTCACTGTTTCTTATTCTTTGTTTTTCCAACCATTCTTCTAACTCATTCCAATTGTTTGTTAATTGGTCATTTTCATTTTTCTTTTCATAATACATTTCTTTCCATCTATTTGAAAGTGCTACTTGTTCTTCAAAAACTTCCTTTGTTATCATTCTTTATCACTTCCTAACCATAACATTGATTTTTCTTCTTCACTCAATATATCTTCAAATAATTTTTTATTGATGTAAATTGTAAAGACAAATTCTGTTAAATTGCTTTTTTCTCTTTCTATTCGCATATTGCGTAAATTTACTATTGTATATTTGTTTTTTACCATCTCATATAAGGTATTTAAAAACCAATCTTCTTTCATCTTTTTAAATACCTCATTTCACCATTATTTTCTTGTATATATTTATCTAATGCAATATTTAACCCTTTTTTCAATATATTCTCTTTTCCACCTATCATAGCAACTATTATTTTTGTGTTTTCTTCATATATTATTAAATCTTTGCCAAATATTATTGATAATCCTAATTTAATTCTTTCTTTCATTATCTTCGCTTCCTTGTAAGTCTTGTAATTTGTCTAAAACAGATGTAAAAGTTGTTTCATTGCAATAATCATCAAAACTTTCATTTTCTTCTAACCATTTTTCTAATTCATTTATTATATTATTTAATCTTTCTATTTCTTCGTTAGCATTATGGAAATTATCTTGCGTTTCGTAATACTTACTTTCCCACTCTGTGCTTTCTGCTGTTAGTTTATTTATTTCTTTTCTTAATTCTCCATTTATCTTTTTATGTTCTTGTTCTATTTGTTGTAAATTAGTTATGTAATCTAGTACAGCTTTTATATCTTTCCCGTCATATAATAAATCTATTCCTTTACTATTAGGGTCATTTAATGGCTCTACATCGTGTTTCATTACTTCAATATAACCTTCAATGCCATTATACTTAATAAATGTTATTTCTTTATTCATTATTATCACTTTTATATCCAAAATTTTTCTTATAATCAAATTCTTTAAAAGTTGCTAGTAATGTATCTAAATTTTTGCCTTCACTTGATAAGTTAAATATTAATAAACACGTTAATAAATATAAGTTATTAAACTGGTCTTCTTTTGTTCCTATTTTATCTATATCTTTAATTATTTTTTTGTATATTTTATAAAATTTCATCTATACCTCCTCTATTTCTATACCATATTTCCAAGCCATTAATTTCTTTTTTAATAAGTATACATCGGTTTTTATACCTTTTGTATCTACAACGTGATATTTACCGTTTTTATCTTTATAGGTAAAGTCTGCAATATATTTTGTTTTACGATATGTTTTGTCTTCTAACTTAAATGTTTCTATTAAAGTAAATTCTACTTGTCTCTTAAGTTCGCTTATTTTACCTAATTTTTCTAAACTTTCTAGCATTACATAATACTTTAATTCTTTTTTGCTATCAAATTTCATTCCTTTATAAACACATTTTTGATTATGATATTTACTTTTCGTCCACGCAAAATTATAACTTCTCATATTTATCAATCCTATCATTTATCAATTTTATTAGCATTGGTTGATATTTCTTCTTATTGCTATGTACTAATCTATGGTGGTATTCGCATAAAGGTATAACATTTCCTATATATGTTTTTCTACCACAAGCACCATATCTTATATGATGCAGTGCTACTTGATTATTACTACAAATAGCACATACACCATTAAACATTTCTAACGTTTTATTATAAGTTTCCTTTTCCTGTATTGTCATATTCCCTGCTTCTTTGATTTTCAATAACACGTATTTGTAATTTTATAGAATTAATTGCTTCTTGATTTGCATTATATACCGCTTCTTTTACATCTCTTTTAAATCTTTTATCAGCAACTTCAGGAACACCATATACAACTTGCTGTATCAATGTAACAGGCATTCCTTTTTCTGCTCTTAACTTTAATGCTTCTTGCCTTAATGTTATTTTATAGTCTCGCTCTGCTTCAGCAAATTCCGTTCCTGTTTCTCGTAATTTCATTATTGATACATTTAAGTCCCTAATTTTTTCTTCTAATAAGTTTTCTAAATTGCCGTTCATATTAATCTCCTTTACCAACTTGACCTATAAAATATATCTCCTAAGTCTTCTTCTTTTTGTAAATTTTCAATTATATTTATTGTATTATCTATATCGTCCATATAATATTCGTCATAATCTGTTCCACCAAAGAAGAACCCACTTGATGTCGGTAACAAGTCTTCTGCTAGTTCTACGTTTTGCATTACTTTTCCGTCTTCATAAATTGGCTCCCATTTACCACTTTTTAATGTTTCACCATTTTTTACACGACCATCTACTAACGGGCAACTTTCTTTAATTTTTTTACAAATATTTAATAATTCTTTTAACTTTTCTTGTTCTACATAATGTTCCATACAATTGTCTACACCATCTTGACAATTATCAACAAACCATTTATGTATTTGATTTGCTTTTCTCCAATAACCTACCTCTCTATTTATACTTGATACATTTTCATATTCTTTATTTTCATTATTGTACCACTCATAATCATTTTTAATTATTTTTACTTTTGCTTTACCTATATGTTTTTTTTCTATTAAGTACATATCTAATCCCATTTAATTTACCTCCTTTAAAATGGCAATTCTAATTCTTCTGATTTATAACTTTCTACCACATATACATCTTTACTATCTGTCGTGTATTCTTGTACTACAATGTACCATATCGTATGATATTTATTTTCTTTATCTTGATAATTATAAAAACTTAGAAAGCCTTTTGTTATGTTTATTTTAGTTTTATTTTCTAAGTTAGTATCTTTTGGCATTCTTACATCAATATAGCCACTTTCATATTCCCCTTCTTTATTCTTAGTTGATAGTCCTGCTCTATAATGTATTTTACCACTTTCATCTTCTTTTACGAATATCATTGTATTTTTGCTTGTTATATTCATTTTTTATTTTCACCTCTTTTTTTAAGTTTTAACGCACTTTTTACCTCTTCTAATATATTTATACTATTTTACTATTTTCGTGCGTATATGATACCTTAAAACGCGTCTAACAGGTATTTTAATAGTATTCTTCTACTTCATTTTCACATTCTACGCATTTTTGGTATTCTTCTTGCAAGTTTTCATAATCACTGCTTAACTCTTCAAACACTCTATAAAATTCGTCTAATGTTATAAAATCTTTGTTAGCAAAATATGTTTCTCTAACAAATCTTGCCATATCGTCTGTTCTAATATAAACTTCGTCCATTATTTTACCTTCCTTTTCAACAAACTTACTGCATCTCTTAATTGCATTAATGTCATTTCACCATTACTTGATACACCATAATGTTTATAAAATTCATCTACATCTGTATTTGTTTCGTCTAATAACTCATTTACTTCAGTAATTAATTGTAATATTTCTTGTTGGTCTTCTTCATTAGGTAGTGGCTTAATTAGTTCTACACACTTCTTAATGTAAGCATCTTTACTATTCTCTCTTAACCATACAAGATAATTTTTATCTACTTCACTTAATTTTTTTCCACTATGTTTACCAAACGTTAGTACATATTCTCTTGCTTCTTCTATTGTTGGCTCTTTTACTACACTTAAACTTTCTGCATCGTCATCTTCTGTTGCTAAACCAAATGCCATTAGCAAACTATATCTTCTTGCATATGTTAATGCACTTCCTTGTTCTTGTGCTGGATTGCTTTTACCATTTAATGTAGCATTTACTACTTTGCAACCTTTTCTTACATTCCAATCAAACCATTTCCCATCTATTTTTTCTTGTGGCACTGTCATAATGTAATCATCACCATCTATTCTTTCAATGTATTGATAATATCTCATGTTATTTTGTTCTAAATATCTATGTATCTCCGCTAAGTCGGTATAACAATAACCATACCCTTCTTTATTTTTATTCAATATTTCCATTTTCATTTACCTCCTTATTGTAACTATCTGTTACTGCTTTTTCTGTTTCTTCTATACTTAAGTCTATTTCACCAAAATAAGCTTGTATTAATTTCTTTTTACCACTTCCATCCGGTAACTTGCTTTTTATTATCTCTAACATTGCATCGTATTTGTCCCAAAACTTTTCTTCACTCATACTTTCTAGTTGCTCTCTAGTAACATCTTTGTTAAGATATTTTTTCATTTCTCTAATTACATAATCAATTGAATTACATTTTCGTAAATGCTCATCATAATCAAAATAGTCTAACTCTTTACCACAATTTTGGCATACGATGATATACTTTCTTACTGCATTTTTATCTTTTGCTTTCATAATGCCAGCTAATATGTAATTTAACTTTGGCGGGTAGTCTCCATACATTTCGCTTTTTAAATGTTTATCTAATTTTCTGTTTACATCGTCGGCGTCATAATCTTTTAGTTGGTTATACCACTCTTCAACTTTAAAACTATCAATTATAAAATCATTGTAATACTGTTTTATTCTTTTTAAAAACAAATTAGTCTCTTGTATTGTCATTTTCATATTTCGCCTCTAATCTTTTTATCATCTCTTCTTCTTTTTCATTTTCTGTCTTAAATTCGTCTTCCCATCTTTTATTTCTTAACCAAGTATCTGGGTATGGTATAAACTGTCCATTATTTTGTTGCCACTCTTTAGTTTGTTTAAATCTTTCTAGTTGTTTTAACATAAAATCTAATGTTTGCTCATTAGGTTTATTTTGCTCAAACCATTTTATGCATTTTTGCTTGCTTACTTTCTTGGGATATGCATTCCAAAACTTCTCAAATGATGTTTTTTTACGCGTATATTTTAATAATTCATAATTCATATTACATAATTCATTATTCATAATACATAATACATTAGGTTCGGGTTTGGTTTCGTTTTGGTTATTTTTTGGTTTTTGTTTGGTTATTTTTAAGCCAATTTTTTCGTCATTTTTATTGCTTTTTGGCCTACCACCTTTGCACCCATTTTCATACCTCTTGTCATTTGCTTTTAATAGTGGTATAATTAAGGCAAATATACTCTTGCAAATACCATTCAATTCAATTTCTTTATCATCAAATTCATATTGAAATATTGCATTGTATATTTGAGCTTGGTCTAACGGGTCAAGTTCTTTTATACTATCATAAAAGCTCTTGTAAAAGATAAAACTTTTTCTCATCTCCTTTCTTTAATCTCCTTTCTTGTAAAAGTAGTCTTCTAAACTTGCATTAAAACTAATACAATTTGTTATGCTTCTTGCAAGTAATTGAGAACAACCTCGCCTACCTGATAGTATTTGGCATAAATATTGTGGCGTAATAAATAACTTTTTTTCTGCTAAGTAAGTTATTGTTCTGCCTTGCAATACTTTTGCTTTTTCTACTTCTTTAAAGAACCACACTTCATTATCACCTCCAATTATTTATATATACATTATATAATGTTTTTTAAAACAAATCAAGTGTTTTTTATAAAAAAAAGACTTTTTTAGTCTTCTTTTTTACTTGATAGGAACGTAACTCTATCTGCAATTATTTGTGTAACTTTTTTGTTATCTTTATCTTGATATGTTTCTATTCTTCCTTTTACTCCTATTATGTCTCCTTTTTTGCAATATTCAGCAGTATTTTCTGCTACACCATTCCATAGTACACAATCTATAAAATCTGTATCATATTCTCCGTTTGCATTTTTATAACCTCTTGATACTGCTAGTGTTATGTTTCCCACTTTTTTATCATTTATTTCTTTTAGGTCTAGGTCTTTTACTAACCTACCAACAATGATAACTTGATTTAACATAATTTACCTCCTTTATATAATTATATAATAATTATTAAAATAAATCAATAAGAAAAGACTACTTTCTAGTCCTTTCTAATATTTTTTTATTTTCTCTAATTATATCCATTCTTCTATTGTATTCTTCTTTATTATCTAACTCTAATTTATGCAATTCTATATGTGTTTCTTTACTTAGCAGATAACTTTCTTCATAAGTTGTATGTTGAGATAGACGGTAAGGTGGGTCGTGATGCAATACTAATTTTTCTTTTTGTATAAGTTCCATATTATACATATCTATACGGCCACACTTAAGAATTAATTGTACCTTTACTGCTTTTGCACCAGGTCTTCTGCTCATAACCCTCCTTATTCAATTATAATTTCTAGTTTATAAGCACTTTCTCCTATATTTCCCGCGTATCCATCATATCCTTTACCTTTTTTATCATCTATTTGCCAAGGTAAATTATTGATACGATATTTTGCTTGTTTGTATGGTCTAATATCGTCAGGAGTGTTGTAATAAATTCTAACACAATCTATTACTCTGTTATCTCCTGCCCAACCATTTTCAAAGTTATTTTTATCATAGCCAGTAACTCTAGGCAACCAACCAACATTTTTAATATGTGCTTGATACCATACACTACCTTTATCAACTTTAACCATAAAGCCAATAATAGCATTCTTATTTAGTCCTGCATAGT